GCTAAATTATTTGGAGCAGGATTTAATATGAAGTTGGAAGATTTTCAAGTTGATAATCCAAGTTATCCAGGTAATCTAATTGTTGCAATTATTCCAACTCTAGATTTAGAATTATCTGGTAATGAGTCCTTACCATCAACTCAAACTGCAAAAACTTATAATGAAGTTAGTGCTAGAGAGTTAAAGCGTAGAATAAGTGAATTGGAGTTTAGCGATAGAGCAAAAACCATGACACAAGAAGAAAAAGATGCTGAATTTAGAAAACTTCTTACCAAATGGGAGGAAGATGAACGTCGAGATAAAGCATAAATCAATGAATAAATAAACAAAAAGGTCCAATATAAATGGCAGGTTTACCACATTTTAAAAATTCCGCAGTAGGTCGTAATCTATTTGAACCGTTATACCTTAACCAGTTTACGGTAATTATTACACCACCTGCATCAATCAACAATAATGCGATTACTCCATTAATAGTTGAACACGTAAAAGAACTTAGCGGCTTACCAGAACAAGCAGGTACAGGTACTGTTGCTGAACAGAAATACAGATTCTCTAAAAGATATTTTGCAGCAGCTGCTCCTAAAGAGACTGGTGCAAAGCTTGCAATTACATTTGAAGTCAACTTAAACGATGCAAATGAAATGTATATCTACAACCAATTTAGAGCATGGGCAAACTTAGTATATGATCCATTGACTGGTCGTCAAGGTCTTAAAAAAGATTATGCTCCAAACGGTGCTAATATCTATGTTGGTATTCACAACAGAGCCGGAGACATTTACAGAGAGTTTACATTTGCTCCAGTATTTGTTTATGCAACTGGTGATAATTTAACTGAGGAAATGGCATTGAATTATACTGATGACAAAATCTACACAGCTAAATTCAACTTTATCGCTGATACTTACACCGAAACAAGAAACGGCCAATTCTAAAAATTTAAAACCTAAGCCAAATGGATATTTTTAACCTAAAAAGTAATGATGTTAAAGACTTTAAGCGTTTTATGGACATGAAAGCGCCTGCGTTCGGTGGACCAAATGAAACTGAGTCTTTTGATAAATCTAAAAGAAAGTCACTAAAAGAGTGGACTAATATTGTAAAAAGAGACCCTAACTTTGAAAATGGTGGTAAAAACCATAATAATGATGGTTACTGGAAAGCATTTCATAGCGATGTGCCAAGCCGTGCTGCCAAAGTTAAAATCGAAGAGCCTTTAAATACACCTCCAGCAATGGGAGTTACAATCGTAAAAGAAAGTCACATTCCTCAATTTGAATCTTACATGTTTGAAGAAGAAGCTGACGATGACGTACAATTAGAAGATCAACCAGAAATCGACGAAGAAGCTCTTGAAATGTTTATGGAAGAGTTTAGTGATGAACTAAAAGAAATTTTAGAAATCGCTTGCGAAAAGATGGAAATTGAAAAAGAAGAATGTGTTGAAATATTTAAAGCTGCAATTCAAAAAGTTTCAGAAATGCCAGAAGAGGACGAATCTGATGAAGAATTAGATGAAGACTTTGATACTATTACCGAATCAGCCGACGGCGAAGAAACTTATGCAACTTACGATTTTAGAAAAGATGGACATATGACAATATTTGCATATCCACATCACAACGGAAAAGATACAAAGGAAAGTTTACGTGATTGGAAAGATAAAGATTCTGATAAAAGAGCTGTAAAATTCGTAAACGATTACAAAGAAGCACAAGCTGGTATTCTAAGATTAAAGAAAGCTAGCGAAGAATAATTAGAAATTAACTTAAATTAAAAAGGAGAACTTTATAGTCCTCCTTTTTTTATGTCTTTTAGTACGGCTTGAAACTCTTTATCTGGATCAATAACAGTAAAATCAAATTCTACCCAGCCATATGTAGTTTTTAGGAAATTAATAGAATTTAAAATACCAGTTGGAGAAAGCTCCGTATTTAAATAAATTAGCCTGGAATATTTTTGATTCTTTATTTTAATTACCTTATCAATTAATTTAGAAATTTCATAATTTAATAAGAACGCTTGAACTTTATTTGGAATAAAAACTTCTGTTTGAAATTTTTCTTTCATGATCTTATTAATATTAAGAACATAGTCACTTTTACATTTTTTAGAAAAGTGTTCAACGAACGTTTTATAATCTCTTACAAAAACAATAGTTAATTCTCTGGTTGCAATATCTTCTGTCAAAATATAGATAACTTTTTTTATTCAGAATCTGGAACGATCTGAACTACATCAACCCCTGCCTTTTTTAAGAGGTCGAGACCGGCAGAATCTCTATATGATTCCGAATAAACTACTCTTTTAATTCCTGCTTGAAGAATTAATTTGCTACACTCTCTGCAAGGAGACATTGTAACATAAAGAGTAGAACCCTCAGAAGATTGAGTAGATTTTGCAACTTTAGCTAACGCATTAGATTCAGCGTGCAAAACATACCATTTTGTTTCATAGTCTAAAAAGTTACCATCTGCATCAAATAAAGGGTTTTCACATTCATTTTCAAAACCAGATGGGGTTCCATTATAACCATCAGCTATAATAGTGTTATTCTTAACTAAGAGCGCTCCAACTTTTTTACGACGAGCATTCGATAATTGTCCCCATTCTGAGGCCATTTTCATGTATACAAGGTCGTATCTAGTTATCATCGCCAAATTGATTTACGATCCAAGTTAGTAGATCTTCTTTTTCTTGTAATATTAAAATATCATCTTGATCATGTTCGATAAATTCAAAAATGTCATTAAACTCTTGTGTAGGGTGGCCTGACATTGAAACAAGATTTGTTTTAATTGAAGGTAATCTAGATGGAACAAATTCTCCAAGCAGCATACGACTAACTAGATCGTAATGTCTATCATAAACATGGTATGAATTTGCATGATGTGTATAGGTTCCTAGTTCTAGTTCTGGATAAAATTCTTTAAGATGAGCAAGAGCCTGCATTTGAAGAGAGCAGAAAAATGCAACATCAGTTGGTGTACCCCAAATAGCATCATTCGATCTCATATAGACACTAAAATTTAGTTTATTATGTCTAATATGGAAAATTCCATACATTGTGCAAACGAAATCTTTATTACCATTATATTGATGTTCTGGTGTATTAAAATGAAGAATTGCCTGTCTGCTATCTTTATCTTTAGCTAGGGACGCAACTGCCCATTCATATTGAGTAATTCCGCCAAGAGACTTTGGTTTAAATATTAGATTGCCATATGCGGAGTTAGCCGTACCATTTGGATTTTGAATCTGCTCCCAAAATTTTGCATATTTTGAAATAAACGCTACATCATTACGGCCAGCATAGTACCATAAAAATTCAGCTGCAATATATTTAGTCTGAGTAGACCTAGCCATATTAGTATACATACACTGACTTGGATCAGTGATTTCTAGAGAAACGTTTAATAATTCTCTACTTGTAGTTCCTCTTGTTTCACACAAGTCACCATTGTCAATTAAATCAATTAATGACTTTTGGTAAGCTTCCGCAAATGATGTTCCTTTGTAAGTATGCATAGTTCTATATTAATTTACTCTTATATCAGAAAAATGGTCTTTGTTTTCGACAAATAACTTAATGTCAAAAAACTCTTCTGGTAGTGGATCGTGAGAGATCACAAATACTGTCATATTATGCTTTTTCGCAAATGTTTTTAATAAATCAACTACTTTGTAAATACTTACAGAATCCAAAGAAGAAAAGATCTCATCTAGGAAAAGTAGATTAATTTTATTGTTTTTCATTTTAATTAACTCTAATATGCATAAAAGAACAATTAGATTCATTTTCTTTTGTTCTCCAGCCGACAGAGACTCTGGAGAAATCTGCATTCCGAGATGAGTAATAATTGGATTAAATTCTAAATCAAACTCAAATGCAAATTTGAACTCAAGTAATTTAGAAGTTCTTAAAATATTTTTATTAAGAAGTGGAATAATTTGATTCATTAGGATCCTTTTCATTCCATTATCAGAAAGAATTACTTCAAGCTCTTGGTTGACTGAAAGTTCCTTTTCCAGTTCACCGATTTCTAATTTAGTAGATTCAATGTCTTCATTTAATTGATCAATAATCTTTTGAAGATATTGTGTTTGTTTTTCAGAATCTTGAGATTGGGTTAGCGAATCCAATTCACGTTTTGCAGAATCTATAGCAGATGCTAATTTAGCATGATCATTTCTAAATTTTTCCTGAGAAGATTCTAATTCTCTTGAGCCAGTCTCAATTTCAGAAATTTTCGTTGCAATCGGGGAAAGATCCTCCAGGAATCTATTTTTATTATCTTCGAGTTGTTGTTTAATTCCAATATGAACTGTATCAGTAAGGTCGCTTAAACAGTGCGGACACTTATTTTTTGCATAGATTGAAAGCTTTTTATCAATTTCTGCAATATTAAATGTGCAAGAGGATTTAGATTCTCTAGCAGCCTTTAAATCATTTTTTGCTGAATCTAATTTAGTTTTAATCTCTGCATAAGAGCTTTTAACTTCATCCTGGTAAGCAGACGCCCTAGTCAAAATATCATTTAATTGAACAATTCGCTGTTCTTTTTCTTGACTTAAGTCCTCTTGTAAATTAGATAACTGCTGAACCGATTGTTCTAATAGGTGCTGGTTTTTTAATAGTGCAGTTTGGCTAGATGACTGTTTTCCCTTTACTGTTTTTGCATCTTCTTTGACCAGTTGATTCATATCATTAACTAGGTCTAATCCAAAGATTTTATCGATAATTTTGCGTTTGTCTGCTGGACTTAACTTAACGAAACTTTTAAAATCATTTACTGAAAGAGAGATGGTATTTGAAAAAACATTAAATGGAATTTTAACCAGTTCTTCTTCAATAAATTCATCAACTCTTCTCTTATCTGGTAAATTATAGTCATTACCGTTAATTAAGATCTTTGAAAAGTTTGGTTCAATACCTCTTTCTATTTCAACTTCATCTCCATTGTTTGCAACAAATTTAACTGAAGTATAGGCATTTTTATTAATTCGATTTGGGATCTCTTTAATTTTTCTAATACCAGACTTTCCATAAATCGATACTGTCAATGCGTCAGAAATACTAGATTTCCCAGAGCCGTTTGTGCCCTGAACTAAAATTAAATTAGGATCTTCGGAAAACTTAAAAGTTTGTACCTTATTTCCATATGAACAAATATTCTTAAATGCAAATTCCTTTATCTTCATTATTCGGTTGGTTTAGGTAGGTTAATTATTTGATTTGGTAAGATTTCAGTAATAGCAACAACTTGCCACGTACTCAAAGAATCATTCCATTGTACATCTGCATTAGGGTAATCTGATACTGTATAAAGAGAAACATTACCGGCTAAAAAGTCCATCCACTTATATGAATTTAGTTTATTTGAAAACCGTTCACTATTTGAAATATTATCAATATCTTCTTGTGTAACAAGCTTATTTGACTCTAATAATTCAGTTCGCATTTGATCAAATAGTTCAGTTAATTCCTTGTCCATTTGCTTGGCCTTAACTGGATTACCCTTTAAACAGTTTGCAAAGGCACTAGAAATCTTAAATAAAATAGATCCTTCAACAATAGTTATATCATGTGAACAAACTGTTTCAATGGGTTCTCCTTGTAAAATTCGATTAACTGAAATTATCTTTGGAAAGCCCTCCTTTGGATCTACTTGAACTTTTACTTTATTTGAAATTCCGATATTAAGCATAGTCTTTCTCCTGTTTTGCTCTTTCTTGTATTTCAAAGAATTTGGTAACCAGATCCTTTTTCATACTTTGAGTGTATTGTTTTGAATTTAGGTAAGTTTTAAAAATTTCAAATGCATCAAATTTATCAGAGCTTGATAAGTCTAACGAAATATCTGCGGGTTGGGTCTCTGATGCATCACTCGTATAGGTAAAAAATTCAATTTTTCTATACTTAACTTGTTCTAGAACTGTTAAAAACTGACTAATTGGAATTTTGTTTGATAGGTTAATTTCAATCATAACATCAACAAAATTATTAGTTAATAAACTTCTTAATTGATCTAAGTTCATATCTAACAATTCGCAAATATCATACTTAACATAGTTTGGTGATGCCAGGTTTTCAATAAAGGTTTCTTTACAATTATCTTTAGCATCTATTATATAGTAGCCCTTAGTGTTCCCACGATCACCCCTGTCCATCTGGTAAGGAGTTCCAGTATACAATATATTATCTTGTTCTTGTCTATGATGGATGTGACCAGAGTAAACCCTGTCATACTGGGATAGCGCTGTAATTTCTAATCCATGTTCAACTTTAGTCCATCGATTAAACTTTAGTCCTTTGATATCTGCATGACATACAATTCGCTTACACATATTTGCATAATCTGCAACATAATTACCTAACGTCTTAGTATCTTCAACCCAAGGTAACATTAACCAATTTTCAGTATCGTTAATAGTTAAGATTTCTGGACTTTCAAATACATGAATATTTTCGGCTAAGTGTTTAAGGTGTCTAACTGAATTAACTTGGTTAGAATCTTTATAATAAACATCGTGGTTTCCTAGTATAATGAAAATTCCTCTCGTAAATACTTTAGATAACTTTTCGAAAATTTCCATAGAATCGTTTTGGATTCTAACATTAATTGATTCTCTGGAGTGAAAAATATCGCCTTCTAAAATAAGAATATCTGTATCTGGGTTAAAACCATTTTCTTGAGCAGTCTTTGGCAAAACTTCCAAAAGAAAGTCTTTTTGGATATCGGCCCACTCGACTGAATTATTTCTAATTCCTAAGTGTAAGTCGCCTACTAAGAATATTTTGTTTATATTGTTTAACTTCATTAAAATAGTTTTTTAAATCTAACTTTACCGTCTAGTATTCCAAATTTGTTATTAAGTTCCAATAGAAGAACCTCTTTATGTTCATATTCAAGAGATTCAAATAGTCGTTTAAAATCCATTTGAGAAATCATTGAAACAAAATCTAATACATCAATTGGTCCAATAAAGGTGGTTTTATTGTTTTCTCTAACCAAGCCGCATAGTCTAGAAAAAGCTAAATTCAGTTCAGGTTTAGTAAACTTTCGGCCTTCTGTTGAAATGTTCATTAGTTTAATTAGGACTTCATCATTAGTTGCAATATTATTTAGATCTCTCTCAATAATAACTTTATCCATGTACTTATCATAAGATGCACCATCCAATAGGTGACTATCTGTATGACCTGGATCCAATCTAATTCCGGTGCTATGATACATTTCATCACTAACTCCTTCTCCGCTATTCCATGAATTATTAAAGATTTTATCTTCTCTCTTTAATTTTAAGTGTTGTTGGTATCTAGCTTCATCTTCATCGTCAATTGATTCAGTATCAACTTGTCCAATTTCATCCTCTTCATCACCTTCAAATTGATCTAATCCTTCAAAATCTTCTCCATCTAAAGCCGACCAATCATCACCTTCATTAATGAATAGGTCTTCTTCTTTAGTTTTTTTCTTCCACATAATATTGTAGTTTTTTTATAAATCTCCTAAAATATCTTCGTGTTCGCCAAACTGCTTGATACTAGGAGCAACTGTCAATTGTGGTTTAACTTGGACGTTTGCATATTGTTGACGCAAATCGTCTTCAATTGAAGAAATATCATCGTCATCAGAGTAGTATTCGCTTGCTGGATCAGTTTCTTCTACAAGTCTAGAGAAATCATAGAACATTCGATACATTTTAAAGCTTTCTGTGTAGCCTTCATCACGGTTAGCAATAACCTTGATTTTAATTCTTTTTTCCATAGGGCCTCTCATTAGACCATATAGAGAATCCACTGTGTGCACAAGACCAAAGGATTCAGCAATATCTGACATTCCAATATCTTGGTCATCTACTGCATCACGTTTAATTTGAGTCGCAGTAATAATGGTCCATTCATTACGTTGAGCTACTGCGCGTAATTCCTCAGAAATTACTTTGATTTTCTCATAAGTATTTCCTTGTTCACGCATAGGTCGCATCAAGTTAATATAATCTACGACTACAACTTGAAGACGCTTTCCTGTACTTTCTTGAACTTTTAAAAAATAGTTTTCAATATCAACTGCAGTTGCGCTACCTGTTGCAAATTCTTTAACCCATAATTCTCCAGGTTGAGAGCCGCTTTGTCTAAATTGTTCAATTTTGGCTTCAATTAGTTGAGTACGATCTTTTGACGTAATCTCATTATATTGATTGTATGGAATATTTAAGATATTAGATCCTAAACGCTTCATATATTTAGTATCAGCTAATTCCAAAGTTGCAACACCAGTTTGACACCCTGACATAAATGCACGAGCTGCAATATTTGAAAGAACCATTGATTTACCAACCTTAGGGCGACCTTGGAAAACCACTAGAGTTTTTGGATTCCAACCTCCGCCTAATGTCTTATCAAAGAATGGAAACCCAGTTGGAGTTCCAGTTTTAGAAACCTGAACGTGATCGACTGCATTAAAGAAATTTAAGCCAGACTCAGCATTACTAAATGAAACATTTAAGTTTGTATTGAGCTTAGTTCTAACTTGATCTGTAATAATATTAACATTTTCTGGACTTATTTCACTCGTCTTTAAGAAAGATAAAATATCAACAATTGATGAGTTAAGGTTCTTAATTAAGATAAATGATTTTGTATACTTGGTTAAGAACTCATAATTGTATTCTCCAAGATTTACACCAAGTAGAGTATTAAAAGTGTCATCTGAAATTTCATAACTGGTTAAGTTAAGCATTTCTCGAATTTCAGTTTTCGATGGAATCTTATGATATTCTTTATAATAGTTTTTTACAACTTTAAAGATATTTCCAAGATCATCGTTATTGAAATATTGAGTCTTCATTTTTGGAATAACTTCCCTAATATCAAGGGCCTCCACGTTCTTTGGCCTGATTAGGGTCTCATTGTTGTCATCCATTAGAATAAAGTTAAGAATAACTTTTTCTAGCAACTCGATATTTTCTTTAAAGTCTATCATATTTTTTAGTTATACAGTTCGTTAAATACTGCTTTATTAATATACAAAAATTCTCCCTTTTTAACAAGAGTTTCTGCATCCATTAAATTTTTAATTACAATTCGGAGTTTGTCCTTAAATCCATGGGTTACCTCATTCTCATTAAATACATACTTAAGAGTTTTTGCTGAAAATTTTAAATCAGAAGGATTAAATTCTTTATTTTTTATCTCGCAAACCTTAATAATATATTGAATAATATCAACTACAAAATCTGTTTCAGTAGGGTAGCTTGGTAGTACTCTATGTAAACCTAATTCGTATTTAATTGGTAACTCTGGTTTAAGTTTATAATTAATCTTCTGATCCATCAAATTCAGTCATTTCGTTTAATTCATCTGTTTCCATATCATCAATTCCATCCTGAGTTTCAGGGAACTTAAAGGTTGGCTTAATAATTTTTTCATCAAGTTGTTTTAGAACCTCATCAGTAAATAGTCTTGATGAGAAAAATTCCTTAACTGGAACAGCATCACCGTTATGACGAACGATATAAGATTTTCCGAGCTTTTTAGGATAGAAATAAACCTGCTCTCCATTTAATTCAAATGGTGACAGTATTTCCTGCTCGTCAGCTTTCATTTTTTCAAATTCCTTTTGTGTTACAATAACTCCACGGCCAACTCCGCATGTGTCCCAACTTACATATTGTTCCAATCCAACAAATGGATTCATGCCCTTATGGAATGAAATATGGAATTCAATATCAAGAGGACGCGCTAAACGATTTTTCTTGGTTTTACTTCGAACAATAATACCGGTTGTTGTTTTGTTTTCATCGCGAAGAGTTCCTTTACTCAACATTAAGATAATTGAAGCAGAAAACTCTGGACCACCTCCGCCTGACATTCCCTTTGGAGTATATTGATCCATTGACGCATATGTGTGGTTTGTAAAAATAAATGGAACTTTGTGATTAGAAAGGTCTAGGGTTAGGGACTTAAATAGAGAACGCATCTCCTTTGCACGAAGACCCATATCTGCTGCATTTTTACCCTTGTCCATGTCAGTTTTACTTTTATCAGTATCTAACATTCCAACAGAGTCAACAAATAGAGCAATTTTAAGACCTGGGTTTTCTTTGATTGTATCAATTAAATCGTTAACGAAGAATTTTACTTCGCTAATAAGACCCATACGAAGATACTTAAGTTTAGTTAAGTCAACTCCAAATTTTACATAATCTGAAGAGTCAATTGCACCTTCAGTATCAATGTAAAATACCATGTAATCTTTTTTCTGTAATTCACGAACCGCATTTAAACATAAAAACGTTTTACCTGCACCCGAATCTCCAGCAATTCCAATACTTCTTGTGTTTGGATAACCACCAAATAGAGAGCCCGACATTTGGGCATTTAGTAGATAATTTCCAGTTGGAATATACTCCTCAATATCGGAGAAGCCACGAATTTCAATTTTAGATTTTACTTTCTTTTCAAGTAAATCATTAAACTTTGCGAATGCATCTAATGTAGATTTTGCCATAAATATTTAATCCTTTTGTTATACCCT